AACAAATGTTGGTATGTTTGGAAAGTAACACATTACTTTTATGTTAAAAATTTTAAAACCAATACTACTAAAATTCTTTTCTACAACTGCTGTAAAGCGTTTAGTGGTAGATCTTCTTCGTGCAATATGCAAGCAAACTTCTAACACGTTAGATGATAGAGCTGTAGATATGTTGGAGTATCAATTATTTCCTAAGCAAAATTAAACTATTTATCTAATTTTTTAGACCAGAATTTTATTAAAAGTTTTAATTCAGCAATACGTTTTAATGCTGCTTTACGTTGCTCTTTTTTAAATGTCATGCAAAAGCATCCCAAGCCATATCAAAGGTAGGAGGCTGCCAGTAAACAATTTGACCATTAAAGTATTCATGCTCTCTTAATATCCTTGCCAATCTGCCAGTAGCCCAGGGGTCAGGCACTATAAATTCTTCTTCTGTATGTGTCATGCGTGATATTGCTTTGTCATATTCTCTTTTAACTATTTTCCAAAGATCAAAAGTACTTTTTGCATTTAACCATTCTTCTGTCTTAAATAATTTATTTTGATCACCAATGCCAGGGCAACCAAAAAAGTTATCTGCTCTATCTCCAACTAATATTTGTTTATAAAAGTGCATATCTGCCTCTCTTTCTGTAACTTTTACAATATTGTCATCAATTAAATGCAGTCCTGGTATAGTCTTTAAATCTTTATCACCGCTTACTATTACATCGCCTTTCCTGACCGATACACCTATTGCGTCATCTGCCTCTAAATTTTCATACCTAACAACAGGCCAGGTATCAGCTATCCATTCTCGCAACTTGCCATAACCAGCGGGCCTTCTATATTTTCTACGGTTTGCTTTGTATGAAGGTTCTATTGAATAACGAAAATTTGTACTTGAACCTAATGCCATAACCATTTCATAGTCAGGTAACAAGCTATTTAATCTTTCTATTTCTGCGTCAACACCAAATTTTGCGTCATCTATCTGACAATAGTAAGACCATATACCATCGTTTAATTCATACTCGTATTCATTAGCACAAGCATGTCTAAACGTGTACAGTTCAATGTCAATAAAAGCTTTGTTCATGATGGTTCTATCCATTTTTGATCTAAAAATTGATTTTCTTCGTGAAATTCAAACGAGCCAGCGTAACCGCATCTGCCTAACATTCGATTCTTTAGACAGTAACTATGAGTAAGATTTGTACCTCTTGACCTACCCAATGCCCATATTGTGTCAGCAAGTTGAACTACAGAGTGCGATCCCCTTATGTCATGCAATTCAGGTATGCCGCCATCTTCCATATTTTTTACCTGGGAAGATGATCTGTTTAAATGTGAAATAGCAAATACTGTGCATTTTGTAGCAGCAATAAAACTTCGAATTTTTGTAATTAAAGAATCCAAATGCCTGGTGTCCATAGCTAGACCAGAACCAATAATTGTTAGATGATCCAGGTAGATATGTTTACAGCCTAATGATCTGACCATATAGTTCATCCTTTGAAGAATAATGTTTTCATCCAGCGAACCAAAATGATCAAACAATTCCAGCATGCCACCTTTTGTAACAAAATTATCTGCATCTGCAATATTCTTTAATTGATCATCAGTAAAGCCAGCATAGTTTTGCCTGGCATGTAGCTGAATACCAGCAGCCATGCCTACAAATCTAAAAATAGCTTCTTCTGCTGTTTCCTCCAGGCCAATCCAACCACACTTAATACCTTTCTCCATATCATGCAAGGCCAATGCTCTTGCAAATGTAGTCTTACCAATTCCTGAGCCAGCTATTAGTACAACTAATTGATTGTCATAAAAAGGAGTCATACGATTCCATGTAGCAAACCCGCAGTCAGTAGCAGTTCTATTAGGTGGCTTTATCGTGATGCCTGCGTATGCACTAGCAGATTTAATGCCATCAGGTCTTAACTCCTTAGCAGCAAAAATAGCCTCTTTAACAGCCATACTGCCTAGTTCTACAAGCGTTTCATTTGCATCCTTTAACGGAAAAACAACTCTTCTTACTTGTCCTGGTTGAAATAATTCAACAATGGCATTAGCAGCTTCTTCTCCTGGTTCATCCATGTCAGTAGCAATGTAAATAGTTTTAAAAGGATTAAAATAATCCAAATGTTTTTTTACAAAATTTGCGGCTGACTGAGCTCCATTAGGTACTGATATGCCAATCACTTTTCCGTTTGTTGAGTAGGTGATTGAGGGTGCGTCAAATTCTCCTTCGCATATAGCGATTCCATCATGGTGTTTAGGATTTGCGAGATGTGAACCAAACCCTGCGACTTCTTTCGGTTTTCCTGTCCAACTGATTCTGTCATTTTTATTCATTCGATAAAACCCTTATCTTCTGGGCTATTGGTTTTCCTGACTTGTCTCTGTATTGAAAGACAACTCCTGTTTCTGTTTTTAAAATGCCGTACTGTTCCAGCACTTTTTTAGGGATACCTCTGTAAGTATCGTTATCCCAGGTTTTAAATACTGGTATTGCTACTGGAGGAATATACGTCTGTCGGGTGGTTTCTGTTTTTTCTTTGAACAACGTGTTGCATGCAAAGCAGAATTTGTGGTCTGTATAAACCGCCCTGCCATCACTACTCCCACACTCGCAAGGCTCATGACGAATAAATTTAGATTCACTCATCTACCCCAACTGCGTGTTTCATTTCAGATAAAGCTTTCATTAATGTTGCTGTTTTTGTGATTTTTTGTGCCAGGGTTTTTACATCTGCACATTCGTAAGTTGTAAACTTTGTTTTGCAATTATCACACACTCTTCTTCTTATGACATAAGGAGTAGAACCTTCTGTCCTGGTATCGGTACGATAAATTTCTGTTCGAGAGAAATCGCAATGTGGGCAATTCATTTGTTTTTATCATAAGTAATACGAAACCAGACATTTGCTTTGTCTGCTTTTGGTTCGTGTTTCCAATAGCAATGAACCTCTCCTATAACTTTAACGTTATCATCGACAAATAATCTTTTTTCGTCTTTAGTGCTGGTAAGGGCATCAAATAATCCACCAAGTAAATTATCAATATCACCTCTTGCAGCGGTGTAAAAAATTACTTCAAAACTATGACAATGAGTTAGAGGTTCGTCAGTCCAGTATTCAGCAGCCATAGACCATACATCTTTTTTCCATTGCATATATGCTTTATCCATATATGGCCTGGCTTGGCCCATAAATGACCTGGGCCTGGCTTTTGATCTTGGTCTTATGTGCAAATAAAATTCAGACTGCTTCATCAAAAACAGGCGTGTTTTGCTCTGCCTCTTCATTGACATAACCGCCTTGTACTTTTTCAAATACAGGGTCAGCAGATCTCTCGTAGGCAATGTGAGAAACAACCTGTGCTTGTCTTGGTTGATATGCCAAGCCTACACCTGTAGGGCCTTTCCAGGGGTATATTTCATAAGCAATAATCATTTTTGATCCATTGCCAATAAGAAAATCATGATTCCATATATTATTATGGCTATCAACAACTAATGGGCCTGACGTAAAGCCACCATCACGTTTCCTGGTAAATCTTTTTAATTTAAATGTCCAAAGAGTTAGCATGCCATCTTCTTTTTTTGGTAAAGAATTAGCTGATATTTTTGCATTTATGCCATGCTGTTTTGTAAATTCATCTTCCTGTTGCAATAACCATTCAGCATGTTGTTGGTTTTTTGTGTCAAGAATAGCCTCAACACTCCATACAGGTGGTTTATTAGGTTCAAACCTATTTGTCTCTGGTTCGCCCAGGAGCTTGCACCATTGCACTTCTAAAAGTGGTGTTTGTAATAATGTATTCATAAAATAAAACGTTATCGCTTTATATACTATATGCAGAGTTATATTTATCTAGTTTTGTTAAGAAAACGCTATATTTAGTTTATGAAAAAAGATAAGGATTACTGCCAATAATATTTTCATCTAGTGTATTTACATGTGGCGGTTCAGGTAAATTAATCCCACTATGACAGCACATTTCAATCCAGGACTGTTTTAATAAATCTTTTTTATACATAGTGTGCATAGTAGAATGTAATGTTTTATGCAATTCTCCAGCACATAAAGCATTTGTCGCAAAACAATCATGATTTACTAATACAGGAATACATTGCTCCTCACATGCGTTAAGTAGCGATACTAAATATGCACTATCAAAAGAATGTGCAAAGTTTGCTCCAATACTTTTATTAGCTTGTGTCGCTGATAATGGTGCATTTTTTGGTTGATCCTGTAAATTAACATTTAATCTTTTTCCGAATAAAAATGTTCTTACTGTTCTAGTTGTCGGCTCTCTGTCTGCTACTTTCATAGGCCAACCTGAAGCAGTAGTCCATTTAAGAGGTCTGTTCTGCGATAGAGACATTCTGCATACTTTCATTAGCCATTTTTTTACTGCAATACAACTATTTATCTCCTTTTTTAATTCTGCCCATATATGTTTTGCCAGGTATTTTGATGGCATTGCAACTCTTAATGCAAATTCTTCTAATGGAACATAATTTAAATGATCGTCTAATGCCTCCACTAAAGAATCACAAAGACTCATAAATGAACCGCCATAAGGACTAGCCAGTATTGGCCCTTTTGTTAATTTTCTATCTATACCTCTGCCCAGCCATAATTCAGCTAATGCCTTTTCTCTTTCATCTCCCAACTGCAAGTCTTGTGTGAGCCTATAAGTAACTTGTTCTGCAACTTTGGTGTACAGATCAAAAGGTTTATCGCCATATAAATTACATAGCCTACCTACATGCTTATCTCTTATTAATGCAGATAATATGCCACATCCAGAGGTTGTCTGATCAAATCTTACTGGTACATCACATTTACGATGTTTTACAGCGTCTTTTATACCTCTACATAGTTGTAAAAATTGCCATGGATCATCAGCATCCCTCCATAAATCTAAATTTTTTAATGGATCTTCTGCCGTTGCCTGTATTTTTTCTAAATTACTATTACCCCAGGCCAACCTTTCTTCCCATGTCTTTTTAGATAAACCATAATGGCCTGCCGCTGCCTTTAACAACCATTCAATACCTGTATTATCTACAGGAGTCTTGGAGTTAAAGTTTAATAATGCTTTTTCTGTATCTGGGCCCATTGTTGTTACATACTTATTGCCTGTATATAACCTTCCTCGATGGTCTGCATGATAGCTCTGCCATATAGTTCTACCTTTTAATTCTTCTGCCATTTGCAAACTTCTTTCAATTCTTACCCTTCTTGGTCTGTTCTGTTCTCTATCTCTATGTGCCATTGCAGCTAATCTATTTCTTATCTTTAAATCTTCTGCCGTAGGTTTATCTCCTAACCTTTCAGGCAGTTCCATAGGTGCTCTGCTGCATGGAAACAGACCGTCTATGCCATTCTCCCATGCGATACGTTGCAGCTCAACCATTTCAGCATCAACACGCAATGGTGTCTCCTGGAGGTAATTAACCGCTGTTAAAACTTTTAATAAATTTGCAGTTTTATAATGACTTATTGCAGTTGTATGCTTTTCTTCATGGTCTTGTATAGGCACTCTAATCAAACATTCCTGGTTATCTATCATGCCGCCACCATACAGGCCATTCCAGGGATTTGGAGGGCAGACCATAGCAGTATGCACTCCACGATAGGCACTAGCAGGGCAATTTCTAATTAACTGTTCTGCCTCTTGCGTAGGTACGACAAACCTCGGTGTTGTTTTACCAATACGTCTTTTTATAACGCTGACAATACCAGTAGCAGGCACAATATGATCCAATAAAAAACGGCCTACATCAAGCCGAGTCATATCATTCCATAATGGTACTGGACAGTTTAGTTTTCTCATAATATCTTTTGTAGCTATCCTTCTTCTGCTATGACCTTGCCTGATTAAATACCTAAACTCTGTTGAACTCTTATTATTTAACCTAATTAATCGTTGCTCGTCCTCTATCGCTTTACCTAAGTTTTGACAAAATGTAGCTATCCTGGCTTTTCTGCTTAACTGGTCTATGGTTGCCACTAAAGCAACTGCTGCAATGTGATGTGTACCAGTGAAATTATCAAAGAAAGGTATTGCAGCTCCATTTACTCTTGCCTTGTCAGGGTTTAATACATAATCATCAAAAGTTTTATCCAGCTCTTGTGCCAGGGCATCCAGACATACAGCATATAATTTCTGCCCATACAGTAATGCTGACTCCTTGCCATGCTCTTTTAATTTGCGTTGTGTCGCTGCATGTGAATTTTTTGTGCGATACTCTGCTTTCTTTTGCCTGGCAAGTTGTTCAGCTTTTAAATGGTCTTGCAAATTGTCTATAAATCTCTATTTTATTCAACTGTATTTACTATTTTAAGCAAGGCTTCTAACTCTTGCATTTTCTTTACATGTCTTTCTAAAATTTGCTCATATCCAAATGTATTAGGGCCTTCCTGTTCAATTAATTCTGTGTACCATTTTATATGACCTCTCTGGCTTCTTAATTCAGCATGGATACTTGTATTAATAAATTCTCTTTGACTTTCGTTAAACTTCATTGTTCCTCCTGGATTGTATTAATTAAATTAGTTCCTGTTTTAGATAGCATTATTAATTTTGATCTTAAATTACCTTGTTTTTTACGTTTTAATAAAGGTATGCGGGCCTGCACCAGCTCGCCTGCTTTATTTAATTTAGGAACAAAAGGATAAATAGCTTTATTAACTGTTGCTGGGTCTGCTCCTGTCTTTTTTGCCAGTTCTGCTATTGTTTGTGACTCCTGGGCAACATATAAAAAGCACTCGACAGATAATAAACCTATACGGCTTCTGTCGGTGCTGTTTTGTCTAAGCATAGTCAATAATCTGGCAAAGATTTTGTACTGTACTCTATTCATTTAAATCCTTTTTTAATGTTTTTCTTATCTCTAAAGTAACGTTTCACCAGCTCAAAGCTATGGAGCATTTTGTGCTGTAAAACTGCTAATTTAGTTTCAATCTGTCTCTGATCGTCCAGGACTTTTATAAATTCATCAACAGTATTTTCGTATTTTTCTAAAAAACTAGCTTTTAAATAACTTACTTGCAGCAATGATGATTGTATATCGGATAACTCCGCATATAAATCTTTGTCATTGTTTATTATCCTGTCAGATAGTAAACCTTTTGATAATTCGTCCAGGTCTTTTTGTGCCTGGATCATTTCGGGGTCTTCTGGCTTGTAACTCATTCGCTTTCTAACCTCCTGGCGGTTTTGCCAATTTCTTTTGCTAAATAATTGATAGATTCCTGATAATCTATCTCGTTACCATTCTGAGGTAAGAAAAAAGTCGCATCACGTTCAGCAATTTCACATAATGCTCCCAAGATGTTGAATAAAACAGTTGTTTTTTGCTGATTATTCATTGTTGTTTGTTTCATCTTTTTTAAAAATAGAATAAATAATTATTACTCCAACCAGTAAGACAAATACAGGTTCGGCAAATCCGACCAGTAAATAAACTAAGGCTGGTAAAGAAATGGAGCCACCGATGAATATAAGGGCAGCTCCAAGCATTTTTCTCTTAATCGTTTTGCTCCTGGCTTCTCGGCTCGTAAACCTTTAGGCTTGCAAGCTTGTCTTCCCTGGTGCTTGTATATACTTTTTTACCTTTTTTGTTTTTCGTAAAAAAGCCTTTTGCTTCTTTGGCTACATCTTCCGCAGAATTTAACTTATTAATGTCAATTTCCTTACGGTCTGTAGTGCCATCGCTATTAAATTGAACAAATTCAAAACTAGGCATTGATTTAACTCCTATGGGTCGTGGTTTGATGCTGTATGAGTACAGCAGAGGAGGTATTAAACCTCCTGGGCTGGCTTCAATCGTCATCACTTACAATACATAGGCCAATATTTTGGCCATTTATATCAAGCAATGTAATTTGGTCGGGTGTATTGTGGTCAATCCTTTCGCCAATACGTTTTAATATCCTTTGCACTTCATTGGGATTATCTTCAAAAGCTGCGTTATCAGTATTAAAACTTATGGTAATACGGCTCATGATAAACACCTCTCTATAGCTCTGGCGGTGTCCATAATAGCCTCATAATCTTCTAGTTCTGTTATAAGGCCATCGAAGTCCTCAGAAGGTGGCATTACTGACGAAACAGCGTCAAATATCTCTGGGCCATATTCTTCTCTAAGGCCGTTTAAATATTCTGCCCTGGTGTTGTATCCTTCCTCCTGGTAGCGGCTGATTAAGATGCCGCTCTCCTTGTCTCTTACGTTGTTTGGTTTCATTATTTTACCCTCCTTTGTACTGGCTGGCCTGTCCATACATTAGTAAATGTTTTTACCTGGTCGGCTTTCCAGGCTTCGCTTAAATCTTTGCATAAATCGTGCATATTGCATTCTTCTAACACGTTGTAAGCAATGTCAAAAGCCTCTTCACAATTCCATCTAACATATTGAGCCGCTAATGCTCCGATTGCATCCCCTGCGGTTGCTTTATCAGGATCTATAAAAGATGCCTGCTTGCTAAGTTGTAAAGCCTTTGTAAATAGTGTTAAGGCTTCTTCTCTTAGTTTTTCTCTTTCCTGGTGTTCCATTTAGTTCCTCTTTGGTCGTGGTTGTTAATTGCTGGAGAGTCCAGCATGGAAGGCCCGCAGGCCCTCCAGGCTAGATTCTAATTAGTTGCCCTGGCTTTTTCATTAACGTCAGCTCTGTTACGTTTACACAATGCCTTGTAATGGTTAATTAATTGCATTGTTTCGCTAAAGCTTTCCGTACTTGTTGAAGGGTATCTGTCAAAGTTTCTACATGGTGCTAAACCGTCCCAATATTTGTTAATAAGGTGCGGTTTCTGTTTCTCTATTGCCTCATAAGCATAAATAAACAAACTAGCGTCCATGTCCTCCTCTAAATAAACCCGCTTATCTCGCAAGTAAGAATAACCAGAGACATGTTGGTCAATTCCTAAGTACTTAAGGAGGTCATAAGAGACCTCCAAATACCCATGACCTCCGTCATGATGAAAAGTAAAGGTATTAACCATTAGTTAAACCTCTTTTTAACGTCTTCTATGGTGCATTTAGACCAATACAAGTCCCTTTCCACCATGTACTTAACAGTTAATAAAGAAGGCCTGCTGGTGTACTTACTTAATAAGTCCTTTAACTCTGTAATGCTGATATAACCTAGTTCGGCCATATCAGGCCTTATAGAAAGCCTGGACCAACCGAAAGCCTCTGTACCTTCCTTGTTTACCTCTGTTAAATAAAAGTCCCCAATAGGCCCGAATAAATGGGCATGTACTGTTGCCTGATCTCCTTTGCCGTCCTGCTCATAAAGCCTGGGCATTTCCTGGATTAACTCCAAAGGCATAAGCTTAAAGCTTTCCTGAGTTTCAATAGTTTCCATTGTTTTTATTGCTGGCGGTGGTCGTGGTTTATGTGTTGCCGCCATCAATAACTAACCTAAGTTAATTCTTTTTACTTTGTATTACTGCAAATAAGATGTTAATAAAACTTTACAATAGGGTGTTTTGCTATTCTCTGGCGGGTGCTTACTTGTGCATGTGGCTGGCCGTTGGCCTTCCTCCTGGACAATTAAGCAGGGAAACACCTGGACGGCCTGCGGAACTGTCACTTGGACAGTACTGCAAGTGTTAAAGGTGTAGTTATTTCAGGTGTTTTAATGCCTGTTAATAACTCTTGGCCCGCTCTTGGCCCTCCCTCCCCTGGTATCACCTTCAATAAGACCTTAATTTATATAAAAAAGTCTATTTTATAGGCAAATTGCAGGGGGACTATGGGGAAAAGTAGCCTAATCAGTATCGATAACCCCCCTTAATCGCGAGACCCAAAAAGGGATTATTACGAGAGAGGTTTATCGAGGTAAGCTGAAGAAATATTGGTAGAGAAAGTATGTAAAGTTAAAGGTTATTTGAAGTTAGTTCTCTGTAAGATTCTTGCTGAAGGAATCTCCTTAACGTATCTAATCTAATCATGGTTTGCTAAAATGGCAAGTGTTGTTTTACACAGAACCAAATATGAAAGGATACAGGACAATGGAATCGGAAATAGCGGAGTTTCAGATTAATTATGGGAAAGAGGAAAAGGATTTAACACCGAAGGAGAGGTATAGCTATAAGAGAAGCATGAGAAGGATAAGGGCGAAGTATGGAATAACGGATGGATTAAGAGCAGATAGAGAGCAATTTAAAGAATATTTACGAAAGCGTAGAGAAGAGG